GTGGCAAAGCGCCAGACAAACCTACTTTCAGACATCGAGCTCAAGCACCTCGTGCGCGCCGGCTCGCCCGTCGCAAAGTCGGACGGTGCCGGGCTCACGTTCACGCTCTCGGCCGCTGGCACGGCAACTTGGGTGTTGCGTTTCAGCCATGGCGGACGCCGGCACGAGCTGACGCTCGGCAACTATCCGGATCTAACGCTGACCGCCGCACGCAAGCTCGCTGCGGCGAAGCGCGTCGAAGTCCAGCAAGGCACCAATCCCGCGGTCGAGAAGCGCAAGGAGAAGGCGCGGAAAGACTGGAGTGTGCGGCAACTCATCGCGGACTATCGCGAGCGGGTCTTAGTGACGCTCGCAGACAGTACACAGCGAAGCTACGGCCGCAACCTCATTCGTGTTGAGCGAGGCATGGGCTCGCTGTCGGTGCGTGTCGTTGGCGCAGCCGACGTGGTTGCCGAAATCGAGCGCACGAAGCTCGGGTGGGTCGAGGCATTCACGCTCTGGTGCGTGCTTAAAGCCATATTCAAGCATGCGGTCGGAAAGCGGTTGATCGACGCGAATCCGTGTGCCGGAATCGTGTTGGAGGCGATCATCGGCAAGCGGCCTCCGGTGCGACAGCGCCTGATGCTGACGCCTGAAGAACTCAACGTGCTCATGAATGCGAACATGCGCGACGTGAATCTTTACGCCGTGCGAATCGCGCTCGCAACGGGCGTGCGCATCAGTGAACTCTACACGTCGCTGCGCGCGAACCTTCACCTCGACGAGGCTCGCTGGCATATCCCCGCGAGCAAGACAGGTCCGGCGATGGACATTCCGCTCGCGCCGAGCGTGATCGAGTGGTTTGAGCACTTGGTTGACCTAGCCGGAACGTCGGAATACATCCTGCCGGCTCGATTGAGCAATCGCCTCGATCGGCACGACGGCGACACGCATGTATCGAAAGATGCGATACGTGAAGCAATTGATTACTGGATCAACAATCATGAACCGCAGATTCGGCGATTCACGCCGCATGACTTGCGGAGCACGATGAAGAGCCACATGCGCAAGCTAGGCGTGTCGCGCGACATCTCCGAAATGTGCCTCAACCATAAGCTCGCTGGCGTCGAGGGGATCTACGACCAGTACACGTATTGGGACGAGAGAAAGGCCGCGCTCGGCCTGTGGGCAGCTTACCTAACGGCGCGCATGCACAATGAAGATTGGAATGTAGCGCCGATCAAGAGGTCGGCATAACGTTTTGCCGCGCCTAGCCCGACGGGGCGAAACCGGGCGCCCTACCCGGCCGGCGCGGTTCCTGAATAGGGCTCTGCTACAGGGCAAGCAATGGCAACGAAAGCGACACTTGCTGATTTACCCCGCAATTTCGATATAAATAAATATAAGATATGTGCAACCTGGGATCTGAGTTGGTGGGCAGCGAACATCTATCGCCGCATCTCCAGGAAGTCTCAAATAGAAGGCGAAATGGCAAACAACGCCCAGCCTGATGAGCAACATCGAGCACTTCTGAGGGAGGTCACTGCCGAGGCATTCGATGACCCAGGGCTCAATTGCGGAAGCTCCGATGAAGGTCCGATAGATTTCAACTACGGATCGCCATTGGCGGCAGCTCGCCGCGTTACCGATATGTCCGCAATGGAAGCACTCCGCGCATATGAATTATTTCACGATGACTCGTTCAAACGGTATTCAGATGCGTATTTACTGGCCCGATCCTTCAATCCGTACTCCCCGGATTTCAATGAAATCAGCTACGAATTGAAGTTAGACGCTTTCGAGCTACTTGAAAAAACGCCAGAATGGAAAATGTTCGCAGATTCCGAAGTTGACGACCTCGGTGTATACGCATTCTCCAAAGTTGACCTGATGGCTCCAGATAAGGATTTGATGGAAGATTTTCGCGCTTGGCTAAGTCTTGCGCGCGCGAACTTTGGCATTGCAGACCCGGCACCGTCATTTGCTCAGCAGGACGTTGACCGCTGGGCCTCAATGCACGTCCTGGCATATATCGACCTAACGCTATGGGCGAGTGCCAACGGTCTGAAGATCCCGCTGACCGTCATGGGGCGTGCGCTGTTTCCTGACGAATTCGAAATTGGACTTGAGGACCGCGTTCGAAAGGTTGTGGCGAGAGATGCGAGACAGTTGATGGACATGGAAGCTGTCCGGGCAATGCAATCGCACTTCCTGAAATCGGAGCAGGAAAAAGCGAAATTCGATCCGGATCAAGATGTAGTCACTATGACTCCGGCTCCCAATATGAACTAATACAGACCGGAGCAAGCTTTACAAAATTCCGTTACTCGCTCCGATCTGCACTCATCCATAGTATTTGTGTCGCCCGTCGCAATCTGAATCACGACGGCGCGATACTCACCGGGCAGTATCGCGCCGTGCTTATGGAGCGATACTGATGTCCCAATTCGCAGATTCGCCGCTCTCGAAAGCGCTCATCTCTTTCGATTCCCTCCCAAATTCCGCGCACGTTGACGTGCGCACCGTCGCCGGTCTCTATGGCTGCTCGGTTCCGACTGTCTGGCGTCGCGTCGCCGCCGGGCTCATTCCCGCCGCGAAGAAATTCGGCCACTCGTCCCGCTGGAATGTCGGCGAACTCCGCAAGTACCTGATGCCGGAGGCTGCATAAGATGAGCGCCCAAAAAATGGCCGACCCGCAGGCCAGCCAAGACAAGAAGAATCTCAATTCGAGCGCAAATGTTAACACGACGCTCGCCCAAAAACCGCTCGGCAAAATCGATCGCGTGTTGCTCGAGCTGCGCCGCGGAATCTCGCTGAATCGCTTCGATGCTGAACACATGGGCGATCACTGCCTGAATACGACTATCTCGACTCTGCGCGCGGAAGGCTGGCTCATCACGGGCGAATGGGAAACCGTGCCGACCCGATTCGGCAAGACGGCGCGCGTGCTGCGCTACCGCCTGACGGGCTACCGCAACCCGGCGGAAGTCGCCGACGAAATCGCCGCGATCCTGGGCGAAGGGAGGGCCACATGATGCGCCCCTTCAAAAAACCCTTGCAGCCCGTAAACCGGCGCGCGTATACTTTTGCTGTGGCTGAGACAACAGCCGCCCGGGGTGACAGCCGGCAAATGTTGGCGGACGACCGCCGTAGTGCGGTTTTTTTACGTCCGTATGCCTTCGCACACCTTTTCTATGGGTGGGCCATGGCGGGGGAGCGCTCGCGCTCGCCGGTGCCAACGTTCCGGTCTGTCAACCCTGTCATGTGCCCGCCCACCCCATTTGACAGTGGGGCGCGGGCTTTCAACATCAACGTTGGAGGCCGCTATGCGTGCTAACGCCCCCGCTCGTTCTGAGCAATCGCAACTCCCCTCTTCGTATCGAGAAATCATCAATCACGCACTGCGCGAAGCCGCGCTTGCGCCCACCGTTTTCGATGCGCTCGACATTTGCGGTGCCGTGATGGCGCAGCTCGCCGAACTCTGCCGTCAGGAGGATGCGAGCCATGCGTGACGCCAACATGATTGACGCCCTTCGCTACGCTCTGGCGAAGCAAGTACCCGACATGGAGCACGGGTTCGTCATCCAAACGAACTATGGCGATCTGGTGATCGACGCCGAGGACGCCGACCACTTCGCAGCACTGGCCCGAGTCATCCTCGGCAACAAGCTGGCCCGTGCGGAGGTGTCGCGTGGCTAAATTCCTCCTCGACGGTCAAGCGCTCGACGACCTCGCCAACAAGCTCCAACAACTGCAAGAGCTCTTCGGTGTGATCCAAAGCGAGAACTCGATCACGATGCGCGCGTGCGTGATGTGCGACATTGGCAGTGACATCGCCGAACGCGCTGCGATCGAGCTCGGCGAGCTGCGCTCTGTTTCGCGAGCGGAGGTGTCGGCATGAGCAACATTTCCATCGAGGGTAAGGCCGCACAATTGAGCGCGCTGCTGACGAGCATGTACGGCGAGGGATTCGTCACATTCAAGCGGCTGTACGACGATGATCAGGAGGCGCTTATTTGGCTGGCTGCTGACTTGGTCGATGAAATCAAGAGCGCAGTAGCGGAGGTGCGTCATGGTTGACACGATCAAGAGCCTTGACGATGCGCTTCGCGAAAGCATCGACGAGTCTAATATCGCAATCGAAGGATTCCAGCGAATCAGCGACTTGCTCAAAGTGATCGAGCATCTGGCAAGTGCGAATGGAATCGCCCATATCACGACCGTTGCCAAAGAGGCCTCTCTTATCGCGCTCGAATACGGCGACATTGCGAGTACAGGACGGGGAGCATTCGAGGCATCCCGCAAGGAGGTGCTCCATGGCTAACCTCCGATGCCGTCCGGGCGACTTGGCCCGCGTTATTCGCGCATGGAATCCGGCTCTTGTCGGCCGCATCGTCTTGGTCGGCGCACTTCACTCGATCCGCGAGTCCGAATGGAATGTAACTCTACTCGGCGCCCCCGGCACGACGCTAACGAAGAACCGCAAGCGGCTCCGCATCGGCAATCGCATGCTCGCCCACGACTCGTATCTTGAGCCGCTGCGCGGAGAAGAACTACTCGGCCATGTCAGCGAACGGGAGGCCAGCCATGCCTGACCAGAAAATGCCCCGCGTCGAACGGGCTGTGCTGGAGGCGCGGGACAAATTCGCTCGCCTCGAAGCCCTGTTCCATGTGATCAAAGAGCGCTTGGAGGATGACTGTACCTACGAATGGTTGCTTGTCGACCTCGGCGCGGCTACGGCGGCTCAGTACGCTGTCGAAATGAATCAGATTGGCCAGCAGCGTAACGCTAAGCAATCCTCACAAAATGAGGTGATCGCATGAGCGCATACGACAGCGGCGAAACCATCGCAGACGTTCAGAAGAGCGCTACACAGCGGATTCGAATCTCGCATCGCTGGTACAGGGGCCGGCGGTACGTCGACGTGCGCCTCGTCGTCGTGGATCGCGACGGCGACTTCGTGCCGACTCGGCAAGGCATCAGCATCCGGCCGGAACTGCTCGCGCAGGTCATCCAAGGGCTGCTGCTGGCGTCGCGGGAGGGCTGATGACGAAGAAGGGGTGGTCCGATCCGCTCGGGGCGCACGTCCGGCTCTATCACTCGTTGCTGAATACCCCGGCGTGGCGCGTTCTCGGCCCGTCTGCCGTAAAACTGTACATAGACATGCGGATGGCGATGAACGGCTCGAACAACGGCAGTATTGGGGCTTCGCTGTCGCTAATGAAGCATAAGGGATGGACGGCCCCGACGACGCTCGCCAAAGCGCTGTACGAGCTGCGTGCGCTCGGTTTCATCGCCGTGACGATCGAAGGCGGCTTGCGGCAGGGGAGCCGCGTGCCGTCGCTCTACCGCTTCACGGACGTGGAAGTGTACGAGCAGCCGAAAACCGGCGTACAGGCGATCAAGGCGACTCACGACTACCGGGCTTTTGAGTCGGTACGTGAAGCCGAGCGAGCGCTCACTGAAGGATTGGAAAGACTTCGGACGGAGGGAAGGAAGAAGCAACAGACTAGGAAAAAAGCCCCTGTACAGAAAACGTACCCGTCCAATACAGAATCTGTACCCGAGGATCAGAATTTCCAGTACAGAAACTGAACAGGGGATCGCCTTTCCAGTACAGAAAACGAACAGGGAGAGAAAACGCCCGGAATGCCCGTTTTATAAGGGGTTTCGGGTGTTTTTACGTCGATTTCCCACCTCTCGACTCCCTGTACAGAAAATGTACTGCTTTATAGTATTGCCATACCTACGAGCTAAATCCGTGTTGCTGATGGGCTAGTGAAGGCCTGTCGATGGTCCGATTCATAGAGTTATCCACAAGAGAATCCGTGCGGGACGGAATGGGTGCAAAAACGGCACCCTTTCAGGCGAAATTGGGACTATTTCAGCGGGAATTGGGGCTGTTAGACCGCCCCCAAGATGGGCCGATCTCCCGCAAACCCTTTGCTCACAAGGCTCGCGCGAAAGGGTGCAATATTCGACACCCTCGAAATTCCACCCCCTCCAAATCTCACCCCTCTACCCCGACAAGCGGTGCCGACTCTCCGTAAGCGCCGCAGCGCGGCCCCTCCTGTTTCAGGCATGCCCGTTTCAGGAACCCCCTCCTGTTTTGGGATGCTGGTTGTAAACGTCCAGAACGTAGAACATAATTGCTTGATACATTCGTTTTGAGCAATCACATGCCACCGCGAGAACAAATTCTCACCGCTCCCGCACCCGAGGCATACCTCGACGCAGCGACCGCGCACGCGCTGAATGCGCGTGGTGAACTTGAGCGCGTCCTGTTCTGCTGGTCCCGCGCAAGCACGATGGGCTCGCAACCGTCGCGCCGGTTCCTGCCACTGCCGCCGCCGAGGTCGATGCGATGAGCGCACGAGTCCAACAGCGCACACGCGGCAGCAAGTGGATGAAGATCCGCGCGCGCATCCTTCGGCGCGATCCGGTCTGCGTGCTGTGCGCTGAACAGGACGTTGTTCGCGAGTCCGTCGTCGTGGATCACATCACGCCGCTCGAACACGGCGGCACCGATGCCGACGACAACCTCAGAGGCCTATGTGCCGATCACCATGACGAGGTGACGCGCCAGCAGTTCGGCTATCGCGAGCGCAAGGCGTTCGGGCCGGACGGCCTGCCGATCGATGGCAGTTGGTCATGACCGGCGACCCCGGCCGGAGGGGGATGGTCGATTTTTCTTGCGTCGCATCGCGGGAAACCGCCCGTCCCCTTCGCTTTCATAAACGTGGACAAAAAAGGGAAAAAATGGCTCAACGCGGGCGGAAATCCGCCGCATCGATCGTAACGGCGCCAGCCGCACCGGTTGCGTCGGAGCAGCGTCTCGCGCCCCCGCTTCACCTGAGCGACGGCGAGCGGGCAGTCTGGGTCGAAGTCGTGAACGATCAGCCGGCAAGCGCATTCACTGCGACGCACTCGCCGCTGCTCGAGCTGTATTGCCGACACATCACGAACGCGCGCGTGCTCGCCGACGAAGTGCTGAATTTCGATCGCGCATGGCTCGCAGACGACGACGGCCTGAAGCGCTACGACCGGCTGCTCGCAATGTCTGAGCGCGAGAGCCGCGCGGCCTCGTCGCTCGCGACGCGACTGCGCATCACGCGGCAAGCGGTCGAGCACCCCACGACGGTAGGCCGTGCGCAGGCGAACCAGAAGAAGGCAAAGAAACCATGGGAACTCCCCGCGTAAAGCGTGTCTCTCGCGGCGAGCGCAACATCCGATGGATCGAGGAACACTGCCGCATCCCTGAAGGCCGGCTCGTCGGGCAGCCCGTCAAGCTCACGAAAGAGCAACGCGGCTGGATCAAGCGAATCTACGACACGCCGACGCGCACGTTCATCCTCTCGATGGCGCGCAAGAACGCCAAAACGGCCCTCTCCGCGTTCCTCGTGTTGCTTCACCTCGTCGGCCCGGAAGCGCAGCCGAACAGCCAGCTCTACAGCGCTGCGCAGTCGCGCGACCAAGCGGCCGTACTGTTCGAGCTGGCCGCGAAGGTGGTGCGCATGTCGGAGGATCTATCGCAGTACGTCACGATCCGCGATACGGCGAAGGAACTGCTGTGCCATGACCTTGGCACGATCTACAAGGCGCTGTCGGCCGACGCGGCGACCAAGTTCGGCTTGAGCCCCGCGCTCACGATCCATGACGAGCTGGGCCAAGTCAAAGGCCCGCGCTCCGAACTGTACGAAGCACTGGAGACGGCGAGCGCTGCGCAGGAAAGCCCGCTGTCGATCGTCATCAGCACGCAGGCCCCGACCGATGGCGACCTGCTCAGCCTGCTCATCGACGACGCGCTCAGCGGCGCCGATCCGCGCCTGAAGGTGGCGCTCTATACCGCGCCGCTCGACATGGACCCGTTCAGCGATGAGGCGATCCGGCTGGCGAACCCGCATTTCGACGTGTTCATGAATCGCGAGGAAGTGCGTCGCATGGCGTCGGACGCGAAGCGCCTGCCGAGCCGCGAGTCGGCCTATCGCAACTTGGTTTTGAATCAGCGCGTCGAAGCGCGCAATCCGTTCGTCGCGCGCGCGATCTGGATGGAGAACAGCGGCGAACCCGCCGAATTGGACGGCGAAGACGTGTATGGCGGCCTCGATCTATCGAGCGTCAGCGACTTGACAGCGCTCGTGTTGGTGTCGGAGGCCGGCGACGTTCATCCGACATTCTGGCTCCCCGAAGATGGTCTAGAAGCGAAGGCGCGCGCCGATCGCGTGCCTTATGACGTATGGGCGCGGGACGGTCTGCTTCAGACGACGCCCGGCCGCGCTATCGAATACGAATTCGTCGCCGAACACTTGCGCGGTGTGTTCGACCGGTGCAACGTGCGCGCGCTCGCGTTCGACCGCTACAACATGCGCTTCCTGAAACCATGGCTTGAGCGGGTCGGCTTCTCGGAAGAAGAGCTAAGCCGGTTCGTCGAATTCGGTCAGGGCTTCATCTCCATGTCGCCGGCTATCCGCGAACTGGAAGCACGCCTGCTCGCGCGCAAGCTCCGGCACGGCGGGCATCCCGTGTTGCAAATGTGCGCCGTGAACACGGTGGCCGTTTCCGATCCGGCCGGCAACCGCAAATTCACGAAACAGAAGTCGACCGGCCGCATTGACGGCATGGTGGCCTTGGCGATGGCGGTCGGTGTCACGCAACAAAATGCGACAGAATCCGAAATTGAGCCGCAAATGTTCTTCATTTAGTCTTGACATTGGCACTTTATGCGTGATAATAGCGGCATTCACGCAACAAAATGCTAATGAATCGACAAATTTCGAAATTTATCACCAAGCAAACCGCGAGCGCTTCGAATAAAGCGTTCTCGCGGTTCGAGGTGAAGAACCTCGACGACGGGTCGCGAGTGCTCAAGGGCATTGCCTCCACGCCGACGCCCGATCGCGCGGGCGATACCGTTGTCCCGGAAGGCATCCAGTTCAAGACGCCGTTCCCGCTGCTGTGGCAGCACGACCCGAGCAAGCCCATCGGCACCGTCAACAAAATGACGGTCACAGCGGCCGGCGCGGAGGTTGAGGCGACGATCGCCCCGGCCGGCACTGCCGCTTACATCGACGAGGCATACAACCTCATCAAAGCCGGTCTGGTGCCGGGCCTGTCTATCGGATTCCGTCCCATCGACGCCGAGTATGACAAGGCGACTGGCGGCTTCCTCATCAAATCCTGTGAGCTGTTCGAACTCAGCGCCGTGACGATCCCGGCAAACGCTGACGCGGCAGTTCAATCGATCAAGGCGCATGACAAGTCCCGTGTGGGAGCGCCCGTCGTGCGTTTGAGTGCTCCCATCATCAAGGAATCCGACATGACCATTGCTCAACAACTCGCCGCACTCGCCAAGAAGCGCGCCGATCACCTCGCACGACAAAAGGCGCTGATGGATGGCGCAGCGGCCGACGGCGCTCGCACGCTCAACGACAACGAGGCGACGGAATACGACCAAATCGGCCTCGAACTGAAGTCGCTCGACACCCACGAAGCGCGCCTCAAGGAACAGCAAGCGATCGAGGCCAAGTCGGCCGTTCCGGTCACTGGCGGCCCGGCGGCACACTCGCCCGTCATCGTGAAACCGAACGTCACCAAGGGCACGGCGTTCACGCGCTACGCGATCGCGCTCGCGCGCTCGAAGGGCAACCTCATGCAAGCGGCCGAGATCGCGAAGCAATGGAAGGATTCGACGCCCGAAGTCGAAATCGTGCTCAAGGCGGCAGTCGCGGCCGGCACGACGACTGATCCGGCGTGGGCCGGGCCGCTCGTCCAGTATCAGGACATGGCCGCCGAATTCATCGAACTGCTGCGCCCCGCAACGATCGTCGGCCGGATCGAAGGTATGCGTCGTGTGCCGTTCAATGTCCGAGTCCCCGGCCAGACGACGGGCTCGTCGGTCGGCTGGGTCGGCGAAGGCAAGCCCGCGCCGGTGTCGGCACTCGCATTCAACACGACGACGCTCGGCTTCTCGAAGGTGGCAGGCATCGTCGCGATCACGGAAGAGCTTGCGCGCTTCTCGACGCCGAGCGCCGAAGGCGTCATCCAGCAGGATCTCATCTCGACGATTAGCCAGTTCCTCGACCAGCAGTTCATCGACCCGGCTGTGGCGGCCGGCGCGAACGGACTGTCGCCCGCGTCGATCACGAACGGCGTCAAGGCCATTCCGGCATCGGGCAAGGATGCGGCAGCCGTGCGCGCGGACGTGAAGAAGGTATTCCAGGCATACATCGCGGCCAACCTGTCGGTCGCGGGCGCGGTCTGGATCATGTCGGAAACGACGGTTCTGTCGCTCTCGCTGATGCTGAATGCGCTCGGGCAGCCCGAGTTTCCGGGCCTCACGATGGCGGGCGGCACGTTCTTCGGTCTGCCCGCGATCCTCTCGCAGACGGTCGGCGACAACATCGTGCTTGCGAAGGCAAGCGAAATCCTGTTCGCCGACGACGGCGGCGTGACGCTCGACGTGAGCCGCGAAGCGTCGCTGCAAATGGACAACGCACCCGTTGCCGGTGCAACGGAGCTGGTGTCGCTGTGGCAAAACGGCTTCATCGCCATGAAGGCCGAGCGCTTCATCAACTGGAAGCGCCGCCGCGTCGAGGGCGTTCAGTACATCTCCGGCGCGGCCTACGGCGACGCAGCACAAGCGGGCTAAGCGGAGAACGCCATGCAAAGCTATGAGGTTGCCGTGGCGTTCCCGTACAAGGGACGCATGCGGCAAGTTGGCGAGCGGATCGAGGTCGAACAAGAACAGCACGTCGCCTTGCTACGCCTGCTCGGCAAGATTCGCGATGTTGCGCCGAAGCGGTCGACGTACAAGCGACGCGACATGCGGCCGGGGGATTGATGCGGCTGCTTTCGTGGATACGAAAAGCCGCTCCGCCGATTCCGGTCGGCGGCGGCAATTCGATTGCTGGCGTCGTGCGCGAGCCATTCGCGGGCGCGTGGCAGGCCGGTATGGGCATTGATAGCCGTCACGACCTGCTCGCGTTCTCGGCCGTGTACGCGTGCGTGGATCGCATCGCATCGGACATTTCGAAGCTCGGCATCCGGTACGTGAAGCAGGTCGGCAATATCTGGCAGGACGCCAGTGCGCCCCGTTTCACGGGGCCGCTACGTCGGCCGAATCCGTACCAAAATCGAATTCAGTTCGTGAAGGCGTGGCAGGTGTCGAAGCTGCTCGCCGGCAACACGTATGTCCTGCTCGTTCGCGACATGCTGCGCAACGTAACTGCGATGTACGTGCTTGATCCGGCGCGCGTGATTCCGCTCGTCGCGCCGAGCGGCGCCGTGTTCTATCAGGTCGCCGCCGATCCACTTCGCGGCGTGCCCGAGCAAGTCACGATTCCGGCGTCGGAGATCATCCATGATCGCGGTATCTGCCCGTGGCACCCGCTCATCGGCGTGTCGCCTATCGTCGCGGCAGCAGCAGCCGGCACGATGGGAAACCGTATCCAGCAGAACAGCCGGAAGTTCTTCGGCAATATGTCGCGGCCCGGCGGCATCCTGTCCGCGCCCGGCAAGATCAGCGACGAAACCGCAAACCGGCTCAAGACGCATTGGGAAACGAACTACGGCGGGGAGAATGCCGGCCGTTTGGCCGTCGTGGGCGACGGGCTGAAGTACGAAACCGTCATGATGACCGCGACCGACGCGCAGCTCGTCGAACAACTCCGGTGGGCCGTCGAAGACGTTGCGCGCTGCTACCACGTACCGCTCTATAAGATTGGTGCGGACCCGACCGGTTCGAAAACGGCGGCCAACATCGGCGCGCTCGAACAGTCGTACTACACCGATTGCCTGCAAGCCCCCATCGAAGAGCTCGAACTCTGTCTCGATGACGGTTTCGAAGTGCCGGACGGACAGGGTTTCGACGTTGACGTGCGCGGGCTACTGCGCATGGACCCGGCCGCGCGTTACGACGCGCACTCGAAGGCCGTAGGCGGCGGCTGGATGGCTCCGAATGAGGCGCGCGCAGCGGAAAACATGCCGCCTGTGCCGGGTGGCGATACGCCGTATCTTCAACAGCAGAACTATTCGCTCGACGCGCTCGCGAAGCGCGACAAGCACCCGGCGTCAAGCAGCGCGACGTTGACCAGCACATCTGTATCGAAGGAGCCGACAAATGGCAATTAAGCAACTCGTCTCGTTCAATCGCGCACTCTCGCACCTGCGCGTCGAAGCGGGCGAGGATGACGACGCGATTAAGGATCTGGTGGACGCGGCGAGCGGTGCCGTGATGGACTACCTGAAGCGGCCGATTCCTGACGATTGGACGCTCGAAACCGACGACGCGCCGAACACAGTGCCGGGACCAATCCGCGCGGCCGTGCTTCTCGTGCTCGGCGCGCTGTACGCAGACCGCGAAGGCGGAATCAATCCGATTTCTCCGGCCGTCGAAGCGCTGCTCGAGCGTCAACGCGATCCGGCGGTGGCGTAATGCCGAAGGCTGGAACGCTGACACGCACGGCGACCTTGTCCCGTCGGTCGGATGAGGAGGTTGAAGTCGGGCAACCGATCAACAAGTGAATCGAATACGCGAGCGTGGCAGCGCAATGTGCGGATGCTCAACGGCAACGAAGCCCCACTCTCCGGTCGCGAGACAGGAATCGGCTCGGCGAGCATCCGTATCCGGTATCGCACCGACGTAACCACCGGCGATCGCGTCGCTATCGACGGGGGTACGTTCAGAGTGAATATGGCTTTGCCGAATTTTTCAGGCCGCGACTACGCTGACCTTGTTTACACGATCACTACCGTATGAAGGAGCCCGAGCCGGCAGGGTCCGAAAAGAATGACCAGGTATGGGACAAGTGCCGAGTGTCCCGCTTGCAAAAACAACTTGTACCATCTGCGATTGGATTACGTCGCGTTATCGCGCCACAGCCCGAGACACTGACACGGGGCCGCCTGAGCAATTCGCGCGGCCCATTTCTCACGCGAGAAGCCCGACGGCTGAAAGCATAAAAATCAAAAAGCCAACGCCTTTACCGATGTACCGAAGTGTCCTTGCCTCAGTCGCGAGAGTCAGTACTGCCGCTGGCAGCATTGGTAGCAGGACCACCGCCCTTGCTCGCCGAAGCACGACTGCGCGCGCCAGTTCGTGCCGACGTTTTCGAGGGCAATAAAGCAGCACAGCATCCGCCAGCCCCTCAAGTCAAACCAGCTCTAAGCAACAATCCCAACAGAGCATGGGGGTCATCAAAAACTCACCTTCCCTTTTCGCAGACACAGCCAGTTCCCTCGCTCGCAGAAAATTTCTCCTTTTCGGACTCCATTTAAATCCTTTAAGAAGGCCGATGCAATTTGCAAATTACATTTAAATTATGTTCAATTATGCAATGTTAACGCACACTCTGCGGCGCCAAAGGGTCAAATCAAGTGCAAGCGGCCCAACAAACCATACTACATGTTGTGTTACGCAATAAATTTTCCCTACATTTAGTACAAACGTTAACCACAAGTGATCTGTTTACGGTAGTGTTCACCCGTGGTTGACCGCGAAGATAAGAAACGGGCTGACCACATGGTCAGCCGCCAAACTCTTAGTGAGCAAGGTGTCTGTTTCTTGGGTAGTGTGCGACAGTATGTTGGTAAGTACCGACATTAATCTGTTGCAAGCATTTAGGATTATTAAGCAATGACTGACAAACTAAAACCTGGGCAAATCGCCCCGAGATCAGGGGAGTATGGAATCGTCGGTCCACGAGGCGGCCAAACCGGTGAGGAGCGCACTGCGGTGAGAGGCAAACCTATGCCACCTACCCCGAAGCCGGGACAGAGCTATACGATGGACCGCCCCGCCCGCAATGGCGCAGGGAAGCGCAAAAAGTAGGCGCAATTGACTGAGACGAGTTCGACTGCGAACTCGTCTCACAAGCAAAGCCACTTGCGAGCAATTGCTACATGACTACGCTCGGTGTTGTTAACCGCGAGCAAAAAGGAGGTGAAATGACGAAATTCACGGTGCGTGTAGAACTGCACGACGAAGAGAGCGGCGACTATCCAAAACTTCACAAACAAATGGAAATTCGCGGCTTTGTTCGCACTCTTGAGATAGACGGTACTTTGTATCAATTGCCCGATGCTTCTTATGTCTACAACGGAGAGAAGACTAAAGAGCAAGTGTATGACAAAGCTCGCGCGGCAGCCGACGCTATCGGGCGAGACGCCGGAATCGTTGTAACGAAATCGGACGGTGGGCGCTTCGTAGGGGAACTTCACAAGGCGTAATCGAAACGGTGACGCCCCCCCTCAGAAGGCGGTACCGGCTACACTGCCTGAGACGCCCACGAGGTGCGGGCCTGCTTGCTCACTGTGGATCGCGTCGCTTGATTACCCGTTATAGAAACTTGAACTGTCTCACTACCGACTCGGAATAAGCGTCTCAGAAGGGTCAGCAAGCACATCCACCGAAATTCACGAACCCCAAAAAAAGCGCGTCACCAAGACTCGCTTGTATTTAGCGAGACGAATTATTTCAAATTACCGAATGGCGCAACTCTGGCTCGCCCACCGAGACCTGCGAGTGACTGCCCGCAGCCGTAAACTTCTCTCGATGCTTGTAAGCACTCTTCACAAACCGTGCGCCACTCTGAGCTCCGGCAAATTTCTTCTTCCTACTGGCCACCCGGAGAGCATGCGGCTCACCGGCTGCGACTCGAATGTCGGTCAGGTAAGCCGACATTTCGTGACTGGCAGCCTCGGCATTCACTTGCAAGTTGATTGGCTCTCTGGCCTCGAGCGCAACTTCCACAGCATCCTGTTTAACCGACCGAAGCTTCTCCATCAGTTGCAACTGGGCTTGCAAATCGGCGGCGGCGTACACTGCGAACGTCTCAGCTGCTTCCTGTTCGCCTTGGGCTGGCATCAAAACGGACTCGCTTTCGACAATTTCCTCATCTTCGACGCCTTGATCCGCTGTCGATCGCTTTGTAAAAAAATAGTTCCATATCGACATCAGACCCGCCGCGACCGTCGTAGCCCCCAAAACACCTTGCTGTGTTGGGAACTTGCTGACCAACAAAGCCGACCCGATCCCAATTACCGCGCAAGCAACGGCAATTGCCTTGTACGTAGTCATTGAAGTTCTACCCTTTCGCCGCACGCGGCTTCTGGTTTCGTGACCTTGGGGTCCGCATAAGATGCTAATCCGGTCCAGCCGAGACCCGCAGCAATAGCTTGCCCCGCATTTTGCGGGTGCGTCAAGCCCGAGACGACCACGACGCCAATCACAAGAAATATGAAAAATTCGACTAAATTTCGCCATTTGTTCTCGTAATCTGGGCCAAAAACGAGATCCACAATCGGCGACAGGCAGTACGCACGCAAATTCTTCGCTCCCCCTTTGAGCCCCCAGAGAATCGCCGCCCCCACGCATATATAAATGGTCGGCCAAAGATCAAACGTCGGCGTCGCGAAAGTGCTGGACAT